AGCGGCACCAAGACCCCATTTTTCGCATTGGCCGTATCGCCCCGTTTCACCACGATTCCCAACAGAATCAGCGACATACGCGCCCCGCCATTTTCCGCATCGCCCCGTGCTTCCCCGTATCGAAAGGCACACGGGCACACGAAAAGGCACACAATGCGCCCATGGCATCCATTCGTCCCCTCGGAAATCGCTACCGCGTCTTCGTCAAAGTCGACGGCCGCAGGACCACAAAGGTGTTCGACACCAAGCGGGCCGCGCTCGCTTGGGCGCAGGAGCAGGAGGCGCTGTTCACCGGCACCCAGCTTCCGGACAAGACGCTGGAGGAAGCATTCACCCGATACGCCGACGAGGTGACGCCCAGCAAGCGCGGCGGCCGGTGGGATCGTGTACGGATTGCCCGCTTCAACCGGGAGGACAAGATCGCCAAACGCCGGCTGCTGGCACTGTCGTCTGCTGACCTGGCCGAATGGCGCGATGCCCGGCTGAAGCAGGTGAAGCCCGGCACAGTGGCCAGAGAGATGAATCTGATCGCCGCGGTGCTGGAAGTCGCTCGGCGCGAGTGGGGATGGCTGAAAGAAAGCCCCATGCGCGACGTGCGCCAGCCGAAAAAGCCGAAGGGGCGTGCGCGCCGGATCTCGGGCGAGGAAGTCGAGGCGCTGGCCAAGGCATTCGATGTGTGGGATTCGCTGAAGGTCGAGACTCAGCGGCACCGTATCGGCCTGGCGTTCCTGTTCGCCCTGGAGACGGCAATGCGGTCAGGCGAGATATGCGAACTGCGGTGGACCGACGTGCACCTGGACGAGCGCTACGTGACGGTCCGCGTCAGCAAGAACGGGGATACCCGCGACGTCCCGCTCACGGCGCGCGCTGTGCAGATCCTGCGCGCGTTGCCGCTTGGTTTCGCCCCGGTGTTCGGCCTGTCGGCGTCGAAGCGGGACGGCCTGTTCCGCAAGGTCCGAGACAGTGTGCCCACCATCAAGGACCTGCATTTCCACGATGCGCGAGCTGAGGCTATCTGGCGCCTGTCGAAGAAGCTGGACGTCCTGGAGCTGGCCCGAGTGATCGGGCACCGCAACCTGTCCAGCCTCCTGATCTACTACAGGGCCACGGCGTCGGAGTTGGCTAAGAAGCTCGGCTGATCCGAGCCTCGTCCTCGGCCCAATTAACCACAGCCTCGCGGTTCCATAGCTTCTTTGCGCCGATGGCCATGGGCTTGGGGAAGCTGCTGCGCACCGCGACCCGCTCCAAGAACGCGCGGCGGTTGATCTTCCCCTCGCGTGTGGTCAGACCCAGGATGAAGGCGCACGCGTCCGCATTGAGCCATTCCGCATCGCGCGCCATCGCCGCGATGGTCGCCACGTCGATTTCATCGGCCATGGCGAGCCTCGCAGACGACGGTGTAAATCACGGCTCGGCAGTCGGTCAGACTGATCTCGGATCCCCGGCTCTGCGCCCGGGTCATAGTCAAACGCGCAAGCTTGTCCATTTCCTCGCCGACGTGGCCAGTAGGCCAGCCGAGAGGAAATTCGTCGGGCGCGCGCTGCCTCACCCTGTGCATGGGGAATGCCAGAACGTTTGTGGCGGCGTTCACTTGGCCTCCTTTGCGGTTCGGACGTCGCTCACCATCTGATCGATCCTGGTGGCGATCACGGATGATTCGCCGACGGCGCTGCGCTGGGCCTGCGCGGCCATTACGAGAAGCTGCTCGGTGTCCAATGGACCATCTGCCTCGTCGTTGCAAGTGCTATGCAGCCCAGGTCGCCCCTGCAGGGTGTCTTTCCAGTTGGGGTAGAAGGCCAAGCCGCGGATCTCGGTCACGCCGGTGTCGGCGTCCCAGCCTTCATAGCCGGTGAACGATTCGGTGTAGGGGCGGGACGTATACCAGCCCCACTGGCCGTCGCTGTCCATGGCACAGAACTGTGCCTCGGGCGGTGCGTTGCGCCAGTCAGGCGCAGATGGGTTCACGTCGTGATCGTGCATGCGCGCGGTGCTGAGGCCGGCTCGGAACGACTCCGCCATCTGCGCAGGGGTGTAGGACGTGGCCAGGGCATCGGCCGCACGCGCGATCAACTGCGCTGCCAGCATGTGCGTGAGCGTATTGCCTGCACCTTTAATGCTCATGGTCTTGGCAGCCGAGCGCAGCTCGGCGAGCAGTTCGATATGGTCGCTCATACTTTCACCTTTACGCCGTTGTTCTGCATCGCCCGAAGCTTCTTGCAAAGCAAGAAATAGGTTCCGTCATCCGTTTTCTTCACATGCTTCCACGCCCGCCGGCGTGCGGTGCTAATCGCAATGAGCCGACCTGATTCCCGCGCTTCTTTCATCAGGTCGCCGGTTACCATCTCAACAACCTCTTTCACCCTGGCATACACCGCTCGATCCTCTGCACGATGAGCGGCTCGCTTGCGGCGTTCATCTGCGGCCTTTCGGCGCGCCTGGGCCGCCGCTCCATACAGGCGCTCTTCTCTCCTTTGCGCTGCAGCGAGTTCCTTGGCCGGCAGGCCCAGCGGCAGCATCTGCGTAGTGTCATCGCACGCAGTTGCATACCAGTGCACGCCGCGCCGGCAGTGGTAGACGGCTTCATCGAACATGCAGGCCGGGCGGCCATCGAGCAACTCACCGGGCGTCCAACCAAGCTCGCGCGCCCGCGCGATCAAGGCACTGCCTGCCACCGTCTCGACGACCACCTCACCGTTGGACCCGTGATAGCAGAGCCTGAATGTTTCGTCCTGATGCTCGGCGAGCCAGACGATGCCGGGCAGCATGTAGGAGATGAGATCGCGTGCAGAAAGCCCACGCTCAAGCAGTTGGTCGATTCGGTTCAGATCAGCCACGAGCCTGCTCCTTCACGTATGCGGCGATCATCCCGTCGCGGTCGTCGCGCACGTTTTCAATCGTGGTCTCCGCGCGATCCAAAAGCTCCTGCATCCCAACGCGCAGGCGATCCATGTCGTTCACGGAAAACTGGGGATAGACGACACCAAACTTGTCGCCACTGCCGGTGGCTTCAACATCGTCTAGGCCCATCTGGAAGCGATGCAGAACATTGGCCAAGGCCGCTGCGCCGACGATGCACCGATCAATACGATGCAGCTGCCCCTTTATGAACGGAGGGAGGGGGTTGTCGTTCCAGCTCATCTCGATCCAGTGGGTGTCGTTGGCCAGGTCAATCTTCGGCCCGGGCTGCTCGGGGGTTACAATCTTCTTCGCCATGGTGGCTTCCTTGATCTTTGACGTGATGGGGCTTCTTGGCAGACGGCTCGGGCGTTGACGCGCTCGGGCCGTCACTGTTTTGGTGCGTTGATTTCCAGGTTGCGCGGCGCGCTGATGACGACGCGTGCGTGTCCGTCGCGTGCCTTGAGAACGACAACATCGATGCTGTCGCCGATGCGGATCAGTCCGCCCTCCTTCTGATTGATGACCTTGGCTCCAGCTGTGTGGCTCGGGGCCAAATCTCGTTCTGTCAGACAATCCCTACTCATAAATCAGGTTTCCTCGATTCAAGGTTTTGACGTACCCTGCGACGGTGCAAGGACTGCGTCCGCGTGGTTTTTAGGCTTAAAAATAGGGTCCCTGTGCTGCTGCACTATCTCCGCGATTCGCAAAGGCACGACGACCGCCGCGATCGCAATTAGCACTGTCCAAGCGATTCGGGGGACCCGAAAACTCTGGTCTCGGGATGCCATGGGTCAGTCCTCGATGCGGCGGTAATAGCCAGACCCGGAGCGCGTGAGGATGAAGAGGCATCCATGCCGAGCTGAATTGTGGGTAAGGGCGAAACGCTCGAACCTGTTCCACACCATCCGGCTACGGAGGTTGCGAGTGAGATGGCGGGGCGTCATTGAGGCGTGCCTTCGCCAGTCCGGCAAACGCGGACGACTTCAACGACCTCGCCGTATCGGGTGGCCCAGCTGGCCACCGCGCTCCGCGCCGCTTCTTCGGGTGAGGTTGCTGGGACGAGGAACATCTCGTCCCCACTGCTCAGGATGACCGTGTAGGTCTCCTGCTGTTCTGCCGGGTCGTACCCACCGGCAGTGTTGGTTCCCAGGTGCATCTTTGTGTCTCCCATCTGCCGGCGCCGTGCCGCGATGGGGACAATTTAAAGCTATGGTTGTGGCAAGGTCAACCTATGATTGATTGATTTTATCAATCGATGGTTGTTACAGCCCCCCACTTCCCATCTTTTCAATGACTTGGCCAATGATGTAGACCCCGTCCATGTCGTCCGAGTTAACGAATTCGTCGGGATATCTGTCTTTGTCCCGGTTGTCGCTCACGATGCGAAGCGTGCCGTCGGCCTGCCTGAAGACCCTTTTCACTCGTGCTTCCCCGCCGTATATCAACGAGTACACACGGTCGTTGCGTATGTCTTTCCGGCCTTGGTGGATGACTGCCTTGTCCCCGTCGTAGAGAGTTGGCTCCATGGATGCACCTATGACCCTGGCAATCAAGATGTCCTTCGGCTTGGCATCCCATCGATTGAGCCAGTCCATTTGGTAGGAGAGCCGGTATCGCGTTTCGACGAAATCTGGCACCACAACCCCTGGCCCGCCGGATACTTCAATGTCGTAGACGGGGAGCATGACCTCACGATCTACATCTAGACCATCCTCCCCATCTATCCCGCGAATCCCATAGGCGTGAACCTTTACAGGCTGGACCTCAGGACCGCCCAGCCAGTAATCGAGAGGGACGCCAAAGAGCTTGGACAGGGCGGGGAAATGCCTCCGGTCGATCTTCCCGTTTCTGCGCCAGTTGACGACAGCTTGTGGCGTTACGCCGCAAGCTTGGGCAACGGTGACTAGTCTCACGTCTTGCGCGGACATGAGTGAGGTCAAGCGATCGCTGATGGTGTGGTTCTGATCCATGTGGGGAGGATAAACACGGGGTTGATTTATGGCAATAAACTATTGCTTTACTCTTCCCCCAGTTGGGTGCATCATCGCTGCCATGAACAGCGAAGCTCTCGAACGTGCAATCAGGATTGCGGGGAACCAGGTCAAGTTCGCCGCTGCCATCGGCGTCAAGCCGCAGGCCATCAAACCCTACTTCACTCGTGGTTTGAGCCCTGAGCGCTGCCCCGCAGCGGAGGCATTCACCGGCGTGACGTGCGAACAGTTGCGCCCAGACCTGCGATGGGAACGAGACGCCACCGGCAGGGTCGTCGCGTATTCGGTCCCTTTGCATCCTGTAGATGCCAACCAAAGCCGATAAACAGGCTTTGCTGGGACCGACGGAACGATCCTGGCGCAATGAAGGAAAGCGTGCATCCCGGGCGTGGTAGTGGCCGTTCGGGTGTCTGGCGCGAGAACCCATCGTCCAGAAATGACGAAGCCCCCGCTGTCGGGCAGACAGATGCGGAGGCTTCGTTGAGACCGAGGCCACTATGCCACACGATCACAACGGGGAAAACCCCACCTCCACGCGCCACATCAGCGACTGTATGCAGGACGCCATGGCGCATCTCCAAGAGCGCAGCGCGCGCCCGCTGGTCAAGCTGGCCGAGCGCCTGCCGGACGGCCGCATTGCCGTCCTGGTGTTCGACCGCACACGGCAACACGACGAACCCGAGTACGACTTCTACTGCAGCGGCCCGGAGTCGGCCCTGCTGTGGATTGCTCAGATGGCAGGCAAGTCGTGGATCACCACCGAACACCTGTGCGTCTTCGCGGCGCTGATCGCCGAGGCATTCCCGCAGACGGTGGCCAGCCGTGGCTAATGCAACCGACGCCCGCATTTCCGTGGGGCTTCCTGGCCACCCGAAGACGAAGAAGCTGGCGCGCCGGCTAGGAGACTCCGGCCCGCTGCACTGCGTATGGCTGTTCCTCTGGACAGCTGCCAACCGTAGCGATGGGGACCTGTCGGGAATGACCGATGAGGATATCGAGCTGGCCATCAACTGGAGCGGGGAGCCTGATGCCTTCGTGTCCGCGATGGCCGCCGTTGGCTTCTTGGATGGGGATGAGGGCAGGCGCAGGATCCACGATTGGGACGATCACAACGCCTGGGCCGCTGGTGCTGGCGATCGATCGATGCGCTCCAAGTTCGCCGTGGCGTGCCGGGAGTACGGCCGTGCACGCGCTCTGAAGATGTATCCGGAGTACGCCGCTAGGCTTGCAGAAGATGGTCAAAAGAAGGGAAAAGACGATCCACCAGATGCCGCAAGCAGCGCAAACGACAATCAAGGCGGAGAGGTTAGATCATCTGGAGGATCGGATGTAGATGATCTAACGGATCAATCTAGACGATGCCAGCTTCCTTTCCCTTCCGGTACCGATACCGATACCGATACCGATACCGATACCGATACCGATACCCGTCCTTCCCAAGGAGCTGAACCCACTGTCGTGGGTTTGTCGTCAGCCGACGGCGATGCCGCGACTGGCGACCACGCCGAACCTGCTGATGCCGGCGAAGGGCAGGACCTGCTAGGCAAGGTGCCGAAGAAGGCAGGCCCACCTCCGTGCCCGCACATGAAGATCATCGAGCTGTTCCACGACGTCCTGCCGGAACTGCCGGCGGTGTGCGCGTGGAACGAAACCCGGCAGCGGAAGCTGGGCGCGCGTTGGAAGGAGCGCCCTGAGCAGCAGGACCTGACCTGGTGGCGATCGTTCTTCGAGGCGGTGCGGGACATGCCCTGGCTGATGGGGCAGCGCAATGGCCGCGATGGCAGGCCGTTCCGATGCACGCTGGAGTGGCTGGTCAGCCCGACCAATTTCGTCAAGGTGATCGAAGGTCATTACCTGGACGGTGGCCGATGATCCGCTACGACGGGGACGCGCAGACGTTCAACCTCGATGCCGAGGCGGCAGTGTTGGCCGGCCTGCTGCTGGACAACGATGTGCTGTCGAGCGTGCAAGACTGGCTGACGCCTTCCGACTTCTACAGCCCCGACCACGCCCGGATCTACGAGTGCGTGCTGGAGCTGTGCGGCGAGAACAAGCTGGCCGACGCGATCACCGCTGGGGAGTGGCTGCTGGATAAGTGCGGCGAGGACGGCCGCCATCTGGAGGCGCTGGCGAGCGAGATCGCTGGAGGCGCCTACACCCGCGCCAATGTGATCCCACACGCCGAAATCGTGGTCGAGCATTCGCGCATGCGCCGATTCATCGACACCTGCCAGCGTGCGCTGAAGGCTGCCACGGGTAGGAGCGGGCACTCAGCGGAGCAGCTTGCCTCGCATCTGGCATCGCAGATGGCCGACATTGCGCCGGTGCGCGCGGTAGGGCCAACGCCATATCGTGATGTGGTTCGGAAGTTCTCCGCCGAGCTGCTGGCTCGTCATCGTGATGGCATCCCTATCGGCTTGCCCACACCCTGGAAGGACGTGAACAAGGCCATTGGCGGCTTGCGCAATGGCCAGGTGATCGTGATCGCGGCCCGCTCCAACATGGGCAAGTCGCTGATGGGATTTCAGCTGGCGCGGTTCACCGGCATGCGGGGCGACCAGGTGGTCGAGTTCTCCATGGAGATGGTCGATACGGACGTCGTGGCCAGAGACGTGGCGGCGATGGGCGAGATTCCGCTGCAGTGGCTCGTCGGTAACAGTGACGAGGAATCCGCAGCAGACTCGGATATCTACTGGTCCAAGGCGGCGCCGACCATGGACGAGCTGATGAAGGCGAACATCCTGATCGATGACGACCCCCAACTCAGCGCGCCGCAGATCGTTGCCCGTGCCAAGCGCGTACACCGCCGCAAGCCGCTCCGGCTGGTGGTGGTCGACCACCTGCACGAGATGGCATTGCCGGGCAAGCAGGACGAGGCACTGGAGCGCGGGCAAGCACTCCGGGACCTGAAGGGCTTGGCCAAGTTCCTCGATTGTCCTGTGGTGGTGCTGGCCCAGCTGAACCGCGCTGGGGCGAAGGGCGACCGCCCCAAGGTGACCGATATCCGCGGCTCTGGCGGCATCGAGGAAGTCGCCGACGTGATTCTGTTCGTGCACCGGCCGGACGTCTACAACCCCACCGACAGGCCGGGCCTGGTCGAGGTGATCGTGGGCAAGGGCCGGAACATCAAGACCGGCACCGTCGTCTCCCTGCGCAACGAGTACCAGTACCAGCGTGCGACCGACTGGGATGGACCGGCCTACGAGTTCGACGATGCGCCGCAGAAGCCCAAGCCCCAGAAGTTACCGCTGGCTCCGCGTCTGGGTGCCCGTGGGCGCAACCAGGGAGGTGGCGAAGATGACTGAACTGTGCGGCAAGCTCGCGGTAGCGACCTACGGCACGTCCGGCACCCGCTTCGTTGGCGAGGTGATCGGATACCAGCCCCAACCCACGTACATCTTCCAGCTCCCCGACGGCACGATCGAACAGTGGGTGGCCGAACTGGTGCGCCCGGCGTCCGTGGAAGAGGAGATTGCCTACTGGCGTAATCGGGCAATGGCGGCGGAGAAGGCCGGCGGGGGTGGCAATGGCTGAGTGCATCCCCAACGGGCCGCAAGCGCTGCGGCACTACGCCGAGACTCTGGAGCAGCAAGCGGCCCGGTACGACCGGGTGCTGTGGCGGCGTGGCGGTGAGCGTTCCACCTTCGCCGAGGCTCTGCGACTGGCTGCGTCTCTGGCAAGGCAGCAGGCCCACAAGCTCGAACGGCTGATGCAGGAGACGGAGGGGGCAGGGTATGGCGAACGGTAGATCGATCCTCGATGCACATACGATGCGCGTGGACACCGTGCTGACCGATGATTTTCGTGTGGTGCAGACGGTGGACTGCTTCGGAGAGGTGAGCCGGCGCGTGGCCAATGTCGCCTTGATGCAGATGGATCAGGGCATCCGCGAGCAGCTGATTCTTCTTGGATGGACGCCGCCGGCAGAAGGAGTCCCCACGCATGGCAGGTGAGCGCGGTGAGATCCACACCAGGGCCGCGCGCCGCCTTCGCGCCTGCAGCCCAGCCGCTCGCGGGACGTGGACGGACGTGCGGGCCCACCTGCAGGCACAGCCGACGCCCGGCGCAACCCGGGCAACGCTGGTACAGATCGCCGCTGCCACTGGCGCTGCCATGCCGCTGCTGGTCGAGCTGATCGATGCAGGGGTGCTGATCGGTTCCGATGTGGGCGGTGCATCGTTCACCTGGTCGGCGAGTCATGGCCGGAGCGCAGGCACACCGGTGGTGCTGGTGCCGGACGACGGCGAGGCGTGCTGGTACTGCCCATCGATGGTGGTGGGCGAGTACATCCGACAGCAGCAGGCGCTGATTGCCCGCAGGCGAGTCAGGGCAGTGGGGCTGCACAAGGGGAAAGCATCACCACGGTTGGACCTTGGTGAAGCGAAACCCAGCAACGACAATGCTGCGCCATCAGCAGACACCAGCGCTCGCGTGTGCCTGGAGATGCGCAAGGCGGGGGTGCGGGGCTCGATACCGACCCACCCGTCGCTGCTGGCCGCCATCGTGGAAGGGGGAACGCCGGAAATGTTCGCCGAGGCAGCCCGGGATGCTGCTCGCTTGGGAAAGGGATTCATCTGGGCCGTGGCCACTGTTCGGGCCAGGTTGGAGGGCGCCGAGCGGTCCGCCTCGCGCGCGCGCGCGTTTGGCGGCGGGCAGGCGCGGTGATCCCGTGCGGTACATATGGGGGTGCGTATGGTGAGGACTGAAGCGGTCGAGGGACGCATCGACTGGTTCCGCCTACTGGACGAACTGGCGCGCGCCGGCGTGCCGGTCAGTTCCGTGGCGCAGCACATGAGCGTGCCGCGCTCCACGATCTTGGGGTGGAAGCAGGGGGCAGAGCCGAAGTACCGAGACGGGGAGCTGCTGCTCGACCTGTGGATGGCGATGACCGGGCGCAGCCGGCACGAGGCGCCGAGAACCTGACCGGAGGTGCAGAGAGGGGGTGTCCAGAATTGGGCACACCCCGAGATAGATGGAATTCCGTCTATCGCCGCGAAAGGTCCGGTTTGAAACAGGACCTTTCTCCGGTTTCAAACCGGGGAAACAACCGCCCCCGGTAAGGCAGACGGTTGCCGCAGGACATTGATTTCAAAGCACTACACAAAACTGTGCAGTGTCATCGCGCCGCCGGGTGGTACTGGCCATTGGCCACGCCATTGAGGATCGCAGTCGCGGTCCTGGCGAAACCGTCCTCCACCATGCGGGCCATGTCGGCAGGCAGGCCAGCCTCAACCAGGCGGGCGGGAATCTGCGCGCGGCCGATCTCGAAGTTCTTGCGCAGCAAGTCCTGCATCACTGCGGGCTCGTTCTTGCGAGGGCTTCCGATGAACGTCAGGAGCGCTCGCTCCTGGGCAATGTCGCGGCCGACGAGGCGGGCCAGGTAGGTCTGAGCGTCCGTGTTCAAGCGCGGTTCTCCGCTGTTGGGTGAGGCCCAATCGTACCGCCGTGGGTTGCTCGGGGCATTGGCAGATAGTCGGGAATCCGCACGGGGCGGTGCGCAGACTGGCCGCACACCCACCGTGCTGGAGCCATCCATGCCCCCGAAGAGTCTGACGCCGCGCGTTCCCGGCGAAGCGCTGCCGCCCGCCGAGACCGATGCGGCCACCACCGCCCCCGCCACCGCTGACGCTGTGGATGCCGCCGGCGTAGCCACTGACCATGCCGACCAGCTCCGCGCGGAACTGGAGGCCATCGCCTCGCTCAACGTGCCCGAGGTCCTGGAGGCTCTGACGACCCTCAACCGCGACGAGCTGATCCTGCTCCACGCCATTGAGACGGACGGGAAGGGCCGCGTCACCGTGCTGGGCCCGATCAGCGACCAGCTGGACGTTCTGGCCCAGGGCGAGAACGAGGCCAACACCGCTACAGCCGGCGGCACCGACGCTGCCGCTGGCCAGCTGTCCGACGCGCTCGGCAACGGTGCCGACGCCGTTGGCCCTAGCCAGAAGAGCAAGGCCGAGGTTGCTGCGGAGGCTGAAGCTGCAGCGGCGTCGATCCGTCGGAGTTCAACCGGCGGCCCGGTCACCAAGGCCGAGCAGCCAGCCGCCGTGCTGACCGCCGACGGCTGGGTGGTGCCCGAGCCAGAGCCGAAGGCCTGAGCCATGTGCGGCAACAAGGCCAAGATCCTCGACCCGGCGGGGCTGCTGACCGGCAAGAACGCCAAGTACGCGGACCCGCTCGGCATCACCAAGACCGCCGTGGGCGATCCGACCGGTGACCTACGCAAGGAACGCGCGCGCCTCGCTGCTCAGGTCGAGGCCGACCGCAAGGCGCAGGACGACGCCAAGAACGTCTTGCCGCGCGCACGCAACCTCGCCGCGCTGGACGCAGCCGATTCCACTGCGTCCTCCCTCAACTCCCGCCTGAAGCGCCGCAGCGCCTTTGCTGTGTCGCTCCTGCAGGGCGGGGCCACACCGTCGTCGCTGCTGGCCAGCGGCAATAGGAGCTGATCCATGTGCGGATCCAAGAAGCAGCCGAAGGTGGTCGAGCGCGACCTGGTTGCCGAGCAGCGCGCCGCTGAAGCCGCCGCTGCATCGGAGGCCAACATGGCGCTGGCCAGTCGTCGCCGCAGGCGGCGGGAGAGCAGCCTGCTGACGCTGGGCGCCGATGGCCTGACGGGTCAGCGCGGAATGTCGCTGCTGGCCCAGGCCCAGGGCCGTTCTACCCTTGGGGGTGCCTGATGGACGCAGGGCGCATCTGCAAGCGGCTCAGCGATCTGAAGTCGCGGCGCCAGCCGCACGAGAATGTGTGGCGCGACTGCTTCGAGCTGACGTTCCCGCTGCGCGCCCATGGGTTCAACGGCAATGTGGTCGATGCCCAGCAGGCACAGAACCAGAAGGCGCGCATCACCGACTCGACCGGCACCAACGCGGCGCAGATCCTGGCCTCGGGGATCATGTCCGGCCTGACGCCGGCCAACTCGCGCTGGTTCGAGCTGGATGTGGACAGCGAGACGCCGGACGACAAACGCTACCTGGACAACGCGGCCGAGACGATCTGGCTCAACATTCACCAGTCCAACTTCGACGCCGAGGGCTTCGAGGCCTGTCTGGACACCGTGGCCGCTGGCTGGTTCGCGCTGTACGTGGAAGAGAACAAGCAGGATGGCGGCTACGCTTTCGAGCAGTGGCCCATTGCCGGCGTCTATGCGACCAGCACCAGGCGCGACGGTCTGATCGACACCTGCTACCGCGAGCATTCGATGACCGCGGCGGCGGCCGCCGAGACCTTCGGCCTGGCCAACCTGAGCGAGCCGACGCAGAAGCTGGTGAAGGAGAAGCCCGACGACCAGGTCGCGTTCATCCACGCGATCCAGCCGCGCACGCCGTTTGCGGTCGGGGCGCGCATGGCGAAGAACCTGCCGTTCGGCTCCTACGTGGTCGAGGTCAAGAACAAGCACCTGGTGCGCGAGTCTGGCTACCACGAGTTCCCCGTGATCGTTCCGCGCTGGCAGCGCATCCCTGACACCTCCTACGGCGTGGGTCCGGTGTTCGACGCGCTGCCCGATATTCGCCAGCTGTGCGAGCTGAAGGCCATGAACATGGCCGCGGCGGACTTGGCCATCGGCGGAATGTTCGTCGCCACCGATGACGGCGTGTTCAATCCCCGCACCGCCAAGCTTGGGCCGCGAAAGATCCTCGTGGCCAGCGAGGTCGACAACATCAAACCGCTCGGCACTGGCAGCGACTTCCAGCTGGCCGAGTACATGGTGGCGGACCTGAAGGCGTCCATCCGCAAGACGCTGATGGCCGACCAGCTGCAGCCGCAGGACGGCCCGGCCATGACGGCCACCGAGGTGCATGTGCGAGTTGAGCTGATCCGCCAGCTGCTGGGTCCGATCTACGGCCGCCTGCAGGCGGAGTACCTGCGACCGCTGATCGAGCGCTGTTTCGGCATTGCGTACCGCGCAGGCGTCCTGGGTGATCCACCGGAATCGCTGGCCGGCCGAGACTACTCGGTCCGCTACGTGTCGCCCATGGCGCGCGCGCAGCGCCTGGAGGAGGTCACCGCCACTCAGCGGCTGTTCGAGGGAGCGGGGATGATCGCCGAAGCCACCGGCGATACGTCTGTGTTCGACCGACTCAACCCCGACGCGGCACTGGAGCTGATGGCCGAGGGGCTTGGCGTGCCGCAGCGGGTACTGCTCACCGACGAGGAACTGAAGGCCAAGTTGCAGGCGAAGCAGCAGGCGGCTGAGCAGGCCAAGCAGCAGCAGATGGGCGAGCAGGCAATGGGCATGGCCGCGCAGGCGCAGCTGCAAGGGCAGGCCGCATGACCCGGGTCACCCAAGTAACGCCGGAGATGTACGCGCGAGTCTTCGAGAACCATGCCGAGGGCGCGCTGATCCTGGAAGACCTGGTGCGCATCTTCCACCGGCCCGCAAAGCTGACCGGCGGCATCGACGCAATCCTCAACACCTACCACCGCGAAGGCTCCCGGGCCGTCGTGGACTACATCGTTACCCAATGCAACCGCGCAAACGGAGTGGACACAGATGAGCGAACTGACGAACAACAATGACGGCGGCCAGGGCGGCGCCGAAGGCCAGCAGGGCAGTCTGCTGAATCAGGGCGGCGGGCAGGGCGGTGGCCAGAACGACTGGTTGCCGGAGAAGTTCCGCACCGTGAAGGAAGGCGGCACTGACCTGGACCTGGAAGCCTCGGCCCGCAAGCTGGCCACCAGCTATGCCGAACTGGAGAAGTCGCGCGGCACCCCGGGCACGCTGCCCAAGACTGCGGCCGAGTACGTGATCGAAGGGCTGCCCGATGGCGTCAATGTCGACGAGGTGAAAGGCGATCCGCTGTTCAAGGGGATCATCGACCGCGCCCACGCCGCCGGCATCCCGCAGGAGCACGTCAACTTCTTCCTGGGCGAGTACTTCGGCTTCGCGCCGGACCTGCTGGCCGGCAATGCTGCGCTGAGCCAGCAGGACGCGCGGGCCGAGCTGTCGAAGGTCTGGACCGACGACCAGGCGATGCAGCAGAACCTTGGGCAGGCATTCCGCGCAGTGAAGGCGTTCGCGGCCGATGGCGATGGTGCCGGTTCGCTGGCCCGCCTGCAGGAGAAGTTCGGCGACGACCCGGACTTCCTGCGCTTCGCCGCATCGGTCGGTGCCGAGCTGAGCGAAGACACCCCGATCAGCGGCAACCCGGCGGCTGAGCAGGACTGGGATGCGCGAATCGCGGCGATCCGGGCCGATCCGGCCTACATGGACGCGAAGCACCCGCAGCACGCCCAGAAGGTGCAGGAGCTGTCGGACCTGTACCAGAAGCGCTACGGCACCAACCAGCGCCAGCTGGGCGCGTCGGCAACCCGATAACAACCCGAGGACGGAAGAATGGAAAATCAGCACCGCAAGATCACCGGCTATCGCGAACTGAGCCAGGCCGAAATCGACCTGATGAACGACATCAAGGCCAAGGGCGCGGAGTTGGAAGCGCTGGTCAAGCGCCTCGAAGACAACCAAGCGCGCATCACCGCCGAGCATGGCAGCGGTGATGCAGAGCCGTTCCGCTGGATCGCCATTGGCAAGACCCATTTGCAGCAGGGTCTGATGGCGCTGACCCGCGCCGTGGCCAAGCCGGAGAGCTTCTAGATCCAGGCTGCATGCAGCACACAGAGAGCCCCGCCCAGCGCGGGGCTTTTTCGTTGGGGGAAATAGTCGGGAACCCGACTGGGCACCGGAACAAAACTGCTCGGCATCTGGCCCGAGGTGGCTCTCGGACAACCAGCATCGCCCGCGCACGTTGCCACGCGAACCGCACGGCCCCGACAGGGATAACCGGGCAGGCACGAACACCCATCAACCCCTTCGGAGTTCCTATGAGCCAGTTCATCACCGAAGCGTTCGTGCAGCAGTTCGCCGACAACTTCAAGCACGTCGCGCAGCAGACCGAATCCCGCTTCCAGAGCGCGGTCACCATCGAGAGCAACATCGTCGGCATGTCCAAGTCGGTGAACCGCCTGGGCCAGCGCAGCGCGCAGCGCCGCCTGGTGCGCCACGGCGACACCCCGATCAACGACCAGCCGCACTCCACCCGGTTCATCGACCTGCTGGACTGGGAAGACGGCGACATGATCGACGACCTGGACAAGGTCCGCATGCTCGTGGACCCGACCAGCGACTACGTCAAGGCGATGGTCAACGCCATGAACCGCACCAAGGACGACGTGGTGATCGGTGCGCTGGGCGGCAACTCGCGCAGCACCACCGGCAACATCGCCCTGCCGGCGTCGCAGAAGATCGCCGTCAACGCCTCGGGCCTGACCAAGGCGAAGATCATCCAGGCCAAGACCCTGTTCCGCCGCAACGAGGCCGATGCCATCGGTGGCGAGGAACTGTTCATGGCCTACAGCGCCCAGGCAGCGGCCGACATTCTGGCCGACACCACCCTGACCTCGGCGGACTTCATGGCCGCCAAGTTCCTGGAAACCGGCGATGTGGTCGGCAAGTGGATGGGCTTCACCTGGATCCCGTCCGAGCGCCTGCCGAAGGTCGGCAACACCCGCTTCCTGTACGCGTGGGCGAAGTCGGGCGTCGCGCTGGGCATCGGCAAGGACACCACCACCAAGGTGGGCGAGGACCCGGGCAAGGGCTTCAACGTCCGCGTGTACGCCAAGCAGGCCATCGGCGCGGCCCGCGTCGAGGAAGAGAAGGTCGTCGAGATCGCCGCGCAGGAAGCGGCCTGATCGGCAGGGCGGTAGCTACGGCTGCCGCCCATCTACCCACACCATCAAGAGGTACAGAACATGGCAATCGTCAACAAGGGTAGCGCCGCGATCACCGCCCGCGATTCCGCACCCACCCTCGGCGCCTCGCAGCTGGCGTCCACCAAGGTCGCCACCGGCCGCGTCAAGGAATCCATCGGCGTGATCCCGGTGGCCAACGGCGACAGCATCGGCAGCGTGCTGCGCTTCTTCTCCGTCATGTCGGGCTGGCGTGTTGGCTCGGTGCTGGCGTCCTGCAGCGCGATCACTGGCGCGACGGCTGATATCGGCCTCTACGACATTCCGACCCGCAACGCCGGCGCTGTCGTCGATGCCGACTTCTTCGCGTCCGCACAGGACCTGTCGGCCGCCCTGGACGGCGCCAACGTCCTGCGGGAGTCGGGCCTCATCACCGTGGACAAGCTGGAATGGCCGCTGTGGCGCCTGCTGGGTCTGCCGACCGACCCGGGCGTCTGGTACGACGTGGCCGCCACCCTCACCGCCGGCGCAACGGCCGCGGGCAACGTCGCACTGAAGGGTCACTTCATCGACGGCAACTGACCCGCACTGGTTCCACCTGCAGCAAACCGCCGGGGGCCACGTGCCCCCGGTGTTCTAAGAGGACAGCCGCGATGATCCAAGCCGCAACCGCCGTCAGCATCTGCTCCAATGCGCTGCTGTCCCTGGGCGCTGAGCCCATCTCCAGCTTCGAAGAGGCAGACGGCTACGCCGACCTCGACCGAGCCAAGCTCTGCGCCAACCTGTATCCGCAGGTTCGACTGGGCGTGCTGCGCAGCCATCCGTGGAACTGCGCCATCCGCCGAGTGCAGCTCTCGCCCGACGCCCAACCGCCGGCCTTCGGCTACGCCCATCGCTTCCTGCTGCCGGGCGACTGGCTGCGCACGCTGGGCGTGGGTGACCGAGGCGATCGCATCGACTTCCGATCCGAAGGTCGCTACCTGCTGAGCGACGCCGTGGTGTTCCCGCTGCTGTACCTGGCCGACGTGGACGAGAGCCAGTGGGATTCGCTGCTGGTGGACGCCATGACCGCGGCGCTGGCTGCCCGGCTGGCCTATCCGGTCACTCGCTCGGCCAGCATGATCGAGGTGAAGACCGCCGAGCTGCGGCAGCTGATGCAGCAGGCACGTTCCGTCGACGGCCAGGACGACCCGCCCGAGACCCTGGGCGACTTCCCCCTGATGACGTCGCGCCTTGGCGGCTATGGCTGGGGCAGCCACCGATGAAAGCGAACACCGTCAAGACCAACTTCACCGGCGGCGCGCTCTCTCCGCGCCTGTACGGGCGGACCGATATCGACCGCTACCAGAGTTCGGCCAAGGTGCTGGAGAACGTCCTGGTGCTGGTGCAGGGCGGCGTAGAGCGTCGCTACGGGCTTCGCTATGGCCAGCCGGCCAAGCACGGGGACAAGCACGCCGAACTGATCCCCTACGTGTTCAATCGTGACCAGGCCTACATGCTGGAGGTGGGCGACGCCTATCTGCGCGTGTTCCTGCAGGACGGCTCCCAGGTTGTGCGGGAGACCACCCCGGGGGTGTTCGTCCCCTACGAGATCCAGACCGACTATGCCGAGGCCGACCTGGCCGCGATCGACTACGTGCAGAGCGGCGACACCATGTTCCTGTTCCACGAGAGCTACCCGACCCGTCGCCTGCGCAGGTTTGGCGATGCGGCGTGGGTGCTGGAGGATGTTCCGTGGGTAAACGTTCCCTATGCCGAGGTGGGCCTGCGCCCGACCGCCAGCATCACCCTGGACAGCGCCGCACTTGGCCCGGGCCGTACGATCACCGCCAGCGCAGCTTCGTTCATGGCGTCGGACGTCGGCCGCGAGATCGAGACCGAGGGCGGGTTGGCGCTTATCACCGCGTACACAAGCACCACCGTGGTCACCGTGGACGTGCTGACGCCATTCCCAGCGCTGGTCATCCCCGCCGGCGAATGGGTCATCACGGGCAGCCCCTTCACCACCCTGACGCCAACCTGGTCGGGCGGCACCGGCAACGAGCAGCCGGCAGTCGGTGCATCTATCACGCTGACGCTGAGCGCCGCAGGTTGGCGATCTGACGACGTTGGTAAGTTGGTGGATATCAACGCTGGCCTGGTCCAGATCACCGCAGTGACGTCCGCCACGGTGGCCACCGGTGAGCTGCGCAAAACCATGTCGGCGCTGGTTGCATCGCCGGCACTCGCATGGACCCTGATGGGCAACGCCTGGGGTGGCGCCAACGGCTACCCCCGCACCGGCACGTTCTACGAACAGCGGCTGTGGGCCGGCGGTTCAAGGAAGTTTCCGCAGACCATGTGGGGCTCGCGCATCGGGGAATATCTGGACTTCGAGCTGGGCGCGGAGGCTGACGATGCCATTTCGCTGTCGGCAGCCAGCGAGCAACAGGACGCCATCACGCATCTGACCACTCTCGGTTCGCTGATCGCCCTGAGTGCCGGCGGCGCGGTGACGGCGCGCGGCACCGATGACTCGGCCATCGCCCCGAATGCCAAGAACAAGATCAAGTCGCAACCCAACTTCGGCTGCAGCCGGGTGTCGCCGGAGCGCATCGGCAACGAGCTGATGTATGTGCAGCGGGCCGGCCGGAAGATCCGCGCACTGTCAGCCGACAGGATCGACGCCGACATGTTCGCTGCACCGGATATCACCGTGCTGGCCGAACACCTGTTCAAGCCCGGGATCACCGGCATGGCCTTCCAGAGCGAGCCGGAACCGGTGCTGTTCGCCACCGTCGCCGACGGCACCATCGCCACGTGCACCATCGATCGCGACCAGGAGGTCATCGGCTGGACCACGCAGAGGACGCAGGGTCGTTTCGATGCGGTGGCGGTGCTGCCCACCGAGGACGGCAGCCAGGTGTGGACCATTGTCATCCGCCAGGTGAACGGCCAGCAGGTGCGCTATGTCGAGCTGTTCGACCCGGAGCTGTTTACCGACAGCGCGATCACCGGCACCAGCCCCACCGGCGAGACCGTATGGGATGGCCTGGGCCATCTGGAAGGCCTGACCGTTAAGGTCAAGGCAGACGGCGTGGAGCTGAACGACCGCGTGGTCACCGGCGGTTCGATCACCATCGAGCGCCCCGCCAAGGCGATTGAGGTGGGGCTGAAGTTCACTCCGCGCGTGGAACTGCTGAGGCCTGCCCTGCAAACGCAGGAAGGCACGTCCCAGGGCGGCGCCACCGGGATCTCTCGCATCGTCTGCCGTTTCCTCGAAACCACCGGTGCCACCGTCAATGGCCAGACGCTGTTCGGCCGCGACCTCGGCCTGGGGGCACTCGACCGCCCGCCGCCGCTGTTCACTGGCGACAAGCCCATCGAAAAGCTGGGCTGGGGCAAGGGCGACTTCCAGGTCGTGATCGAGCAGCAGAAGCCCTATCCGTTCCACCTGCAAGCAGTCATCACAACCATTTCGGTGAATACCCCATGATCCGTCACGCGACCCATTCCGATATCGGCGCACTGCTCGTGCTGGCTGAGGCCATGCACGCCGAGTCGTCCTATGCGCGTTTCCCGTTCGCGCCGGCAAAGCTCGCTGCACTGTTCCGTGCGCTGATCGATGGCGCGGGGTGCCTGTTCGTTGCCGAAGAGAACGGCCAGGCCATAGGGGTCGCCGCCGGATACTGCGAGGACTTCTGGTTCGCTGATGCCCGGGTGGCTGGCGAATACGGGATCTTCGTGCTGCCCGGGCATCGCGGCTCACGCGCCGGCGTACAGCTGCTGCGGGAATACGTCGCCTGGTGCAAGGCGGCGGGTGCGGACCTGATCCAGGCCGGAATCACCACGGGCGTCACGCTCGATCGGACCGTGAAGGTCTATCAGTCGATCGGCTTCGAGCCGACCGGCGCCATTCTCGAATACAAGGGGGAATGACCCATGGGCGTTGCAGTAATTCCGGCCATTCAGTGGGGCGCGACGATCCTGGCGGCGGGAGCCGCTGTGCAACAGGGCATCGAGACCAAGAAGTACAACGACTATCTGGCGGACCAGGCTGAGGCCGATCAGCGCACGGCCCAGAGCGCTGCCGAGGTTGAGGCCATGCGCATCCGCAAGCAGCGGGACAAGGTGCGCTCCGACGCTATCGCAGAGCTGGCCTCGTCCGGCATGGACGTGAACAGCGACACCGCGCTGAAGATCGATCAGCAGATCGTGCGGGATTCCGAAGAGGACGCGTTCTTGACCTTGGCTGGTGGTGTCGATCGCTCCAATCGCCTCGCGGCGGAGGCCGATGGCTACCGCATCGCAGGCAAGCAGGCCCGTACTGCCGGCTTCGTTCGCGCCGGCACGTCGCTGCTGAGTACCGCTGCCAACAACGGCCGGGGCTGGAAGCGGCCGGCGGCTGCAGGAGGCGCCTGACATGGCGAAGATCCCAATGGGCGGCTACGGCCGCGGTGCTGGACAGGCTCCAGTCGTGCAGACACGGGTTGGTCCGGCCGGCGTGGGCGAGGTCGCTCAGGCGGTTGGCGAGCTGGGCCAGACCGGCATGCAGATCGCCGACCGGGCTCAGCGTGCGCAGGAAGTGGAGCTGCGCCGGCAGAAGGAAGAAGCGGAGACGGTTGCCCGCGCGCGTGCCCTGAATGCACAGCTCGACTATGAGATCGAGGTGCAGGACGCCACGCTGCAGATGGAGGACGCGATCACCACCGGCAGCATGGACTACCGCAAGGCCGGTGAGGACTTCACCCAGCGCGTGAGCCAGATCAAGGCGCCGGATATCGACGGCCTAGCCCCGGAGGCGAAACTCGCCTATGACCGTGGCATCCAGCGCACGGCGCGCACCGGTGAGCTGAAGGTGCGACGGGCCGTGCAGACCGCCCAGCGCGGCGAGCTGCGCAGCCAGGTGACGGCCGGCATCGACAAGCTGGGGAAGATCGCCGGCATGCCCGATGCGGATATCGATGCGATCAACCTGCGCGGCGAACAGCTTGTGACGACCATGGGGCTGCAGGCCGGCCTTGACGACAACACCCGCGCGAAGATGCTCCAAGACTTCAAGGACCGAAACTGGACGTCGCAGGCCACCCAGCGCGCCATCTTCGCCCGCGAGAACCCGGAAGCCCTGGCCAAGCTGGAACACGACCTCTCCGCGTCCGATGGCTACTACGCCGACAAGCTGGACGCCGAGAAGCGCAACGCGCTGCTGGCCAATGTGACCACCCGTCAGCAGACCCTTCTGGATCGAGCGGAGCGGGCACAGGACCGCTTGGATGCCAAGGGTGAGCGGGTCATCGCCGCGTACGAGCGCCAAATCTCCATCGGCGTTCCGACGCCACCGGATCAGATGGCGAAGTGGGCAGATACGGTGAAGGGAACCCCGGCCGAGGCCGAGTTCCAGAGCATGGTCGAGCAGGAGAAGACGGTGCAGCAGGTCCTGCGCCTGGCACCCGATCAGCAGCAGACCTTCGTGCAGAACCTCGAAACCAAGCTGATGACCGAGGGCGGCACCGTTGCGCAGAAGGGGAATCTGGACCGCCTGAAGAATGCCGTGCAGGCAAACCAGCAGCAGCTGCTGGACGCGCCGCTGCTCTACAACGCGTCGCGCGAGGGCGGCACTGTGGAGCCACTGAAGGTTCAGGCACTGGCATCGCCGGCGGATGCGTGGGAGGTGGGCGCGCAGTTGAACGATCGCATGGCGACCATCCAGAGCATGCGCAAGCGCTGGGGCAGCCAGGTGCCCGAGCGGCTGCTGCTGCCGCAGGAGGTCAAGGTGCTGGCCGACACGCTGAAGGAGAAGACGGCCAAGGACCAGACCGCGATGCTGGGCCAGCTGCGTACCGCCGTCATGGACGACAAACTGTTCAACAAGGTCATGCAGCAGCTTGCGCCGGACGAGCCGGTGGTGGCTTTGGCCGGCATGCTGGCGACCAAGGAGCGGGCCAGCACCACACTGGCCACGCACTGGTTCAAGCCAAACAAGACTGCCGGCGCGCGCGACGTCGCTGCCACCATGCTGGAGGGCAATCGCCTGCTGCAGGGCAAGGGCGACCGCCAGTTCCCGCTGCCGCCGGATGCGCAGTTCCGCGCATCGTTCAACGACAAGATGAAAGAGGTCTTCGCAGGCCGCCCTGGCGCAGCCGATGTGGGGATGCAGGCGGTGCGGGCCTACTACACCGGCAAGGCCGCTGCCGATGGCGATGTGAGCGGCGTGGTGGACGATGACCGCCTTTCCGAGGCCATCTCGGCATCCCTGGGGTCGGTGGTCAACGTGAACGGGCAGGGCAAAGTCCTGGCGCCCTGGGGCATGTCGGCCACTGACTTCGAGGACCGAGCGGAGGCGGCGTTCATCGCCGCGGCGCGACAGGCAGGCCTGCCCGAGTCGACTGTGAACGGGTTCGGAGCGTTCGGCTTGGTCCAGCAGGGTGAGAGCACGTTCTTCGTGAAGGGCGGCATGTCCTTCCTCAATGGAAAGGATGGGTCGCCGCTGGTGATCCGTATCGATGGGAGCAGCCAACCGTGAGCGTATTTGAGATCGATGAACAGGGCGGGAAGGCACTGAACCAGCGCGTAGCCGATAACCCGCTCGACCTGTCGAAGGTCACGCCCGGCATGTTCTCTGGCTTTTTCCCTGCCGCGGGCAAAGGTGCCATGCAGGCATTCTCGACTTCGTTCACGGCAGCCGCAATGTCTGTGTCCCCAGCGGTCGGGGCGCGAGATGACTACCTCAGTTCGTTCCAGAGCCCTGATTCGCTAAAGCTGACGCGATCCATCGGCTTGAAAGGTGACACGACGGCTCCGGAAATGACGGGGCAGGAGTGGTACTTCCAGAATGTGGTCGATGACGTTGGCAAAAATGCCTACGACTATTGGACACCCGACCCTGCGCAGACGGGCGCTGCGGGGCGGATTGTGAACGGTCTGATGCAGTCTATAACCCCCCTTGTTCTGGCAGGCGGTAACCCTTCTTTGCTGGCATTGAACGAAGGCGTGGGCACCCCTACCCGACTGGTAAATGACGGGGTTGATGCAAAGACAGCGACCGGCGTCGGCATTGTGTCCTCTGTTGCTGCAGTTGCTGGCGTCAAGCTCCCCCCGGCTTTGGGATCGACGCTGGCGCAGCGCGTTGCTTCGGGCGCAGGCCTGAACCTTGCGTTGGGAGCCGGAGCCTCAGCCATCCAGTATGAGGCGCTGAAAGCTGGTGGCTACAAGCAGCAAGCCCAGGCATACGACCCGTTGAACGTTGAATCACGCGTTCTGGACTTGGTGACGGGCGCTGCGTTTGGCGGCATCGCGCATCTGCAGGCGCCGAGCGTGACCAGTGCACAGCGTGATGCGGTGCTGACTGCTGCCAATGCTGAACACCTGCAGGTGAACACTGCACCTGGCATTCCCGCCAATGATCTGTCCAGCGTCGCGCATCAGAATGCGATGGCGTCGGCGATCAGCTCGGTTCTGCGAGGTGAGCCGGTCGATGTGGCCGGCATGATCGACGCAGCTGAGTTTCTGCCGGTGCGTCGTACTGGCATCCCAGCAGACTCGGCCGCCAACTACGATATGGGCCCGGCCCGCTACGAAGCCTATCGCCGCGCGCTGGAGTCGGGTGGAGATCCCAACGCTAAGAATGGCGCCAGCTCGGCTACCGGCATCGACCAGTTCACGGCTGGCACGTGGCGCCGCATCGTTGCGCAGGCCAAGCCGGATTGGGCCCAAGGTCTGAACGACAACCAGCTGCTGGCCGCACGCAGGGACCCGGTCAAGTCAGGCCAGATGGCCCGAGCTCTCGACGAGCAGAACACAGCGGCCCTGGAGGCTGGCGGCGTCGACGCGACCGCGCACAACCTCTATGCGGCTCACCACTTCGGCGCAGAGCGCGGGCTGGAGTTCGCTCGGGCCGCGGACGACACGCCAATGTCGCGCATCCTGAGCAAGGCCCAGATGGACGCGAACCCCTACCTGAAGGGGAAAACCAAGGGCGATGCGATTGCCAACTGGGACGAGCGCGCTCGGCGGGCCGGCATCGATGCTCCGGAGACCGTGCGTATGGTGCGCCCGGAGATGGCCACCGGCCTGGCCGCAGAGGATGCGCCGATGGTGCCGACCACGCCTGCAGAAGCGGCGCAGATCGTCGACCAGCGGCTCAGTACCTTGGACGACCTTGCCCAGCGGGACCGGCTGAGCCCAGAAGAGGTGGCCGCCTACCGTGAGGAGGACGCCGCGCTGGTGGAGGTCATCCGGCGGCAGGAGCAGCTCCAGCGCGACAACGTTCTGCCGGCCGACCCGCGCGAGCGCATCACCTCTGAAGACTTTGATGCGTTGACCGCTCGCCGCGTTGAGATCCGGCAGGCAATCGAGCGCTCGAACAACGCCAAGGGCTACGAGACGGTGGCCCAGCAGCTGCGCAGTCGGCTCGAGCGCATCGATGCCGATTCCGACCTGGTGGCCTTTGCCGACCGGATCAGTGGCCGCGATCAGCTGGTGCGCGGCGCCCGGCCGGCGCTTCCGGAGACCGGAGCCACACCACCCATGGAAACTGCCCGTCGGCCGCGCGCCGGCGGCCAACGAGTTGCGCCAGGCCCGGACTGGATGACCCCCGGCGCACTCGATGTGGAGGCCGCAGGATCTCGGGCAGGCCTGGCGCAGGCCGACGCCCCGGCCATCCCCGCGTCCCGGGATGCACCGACGGCAGCGGCGCGCCAGCAGCAGCCGGCCGGAAGTCAGGATTCCGCCGACGTGGCGCAGCAAGCTGCTGTAGAGGCAGTGGCAGCCAATCCCGACCTGCAGATCACCCTGGAGGATGGAACTGTCGTCACTGCCGCCGACGCGCTGGCAAGGGCAGAAGCAGATATCGCCCAGGCAGAGATCGATTCCCGCGGCTTCGCGGCCGCTGTTGCATGTTCGTTGAGGTTCGCCTGATGAGGTCTGAGTGCATTGATGCGGTAAGCCTGGCCATCGGCCGGCGTCTGAACGCGGCAGAGGTCAAGGGGATTGAGGATCGGATCAGCCGCCACATGCGGCAGGCAGCGGTGCGCGACCCTCAGGCTGCGCTTGCACGGTCCCCGGAGCAGCGCCTTACCGAGGCGGCAAGGACTGCGGCCCAGGAGCTGGTGCACGAGGCGGCGAAGAAGAAGCAGCGCGTCGCCCTGACGATCCTGGCGCATGACCGGGTGCAGAACCACCTGAACCAATTCGCCAACAAGTTCGACGGGCTGGACCGCATGGTGGCCTTCTATGCCGATGGGCGCGGCAATGCCATGTCCGTTGAGACAAGGGCCAAGACCATTGAGCGTGATGCTTTACGGCAGATGCTGGACACGCTGGAAGCAACCAATCCGAAGTTCTTCGGCCTGCTGGAGAACCCGGAAGGTGTGGCCAATCTGGTGCGAGAGCTGCATGGGCAGCAGACGGGCGACGTTGATGCGGCAGCGGGAGCGAAGGTTTTCCACACGATCACCGGAACCCTGCGAGAGCGGTTCAACCGTTCGGGCGGCGACGTCGGCCAGCTTGACGATTGGGGCATGCCGCACCACCACTCGCAGTCACAGGTGGCCAGGGCAGGCCGCGAGGCTTGGCTGCAGACCCTTTCCGCAGAAGACCGCAGGATGGCCAAGTTCCGTGGAACGCCACCGCCGATGGCCTTCGCACGCGACGCATGGATCCGGGACGTGATCCCGCTCCTTGACCGCAAGCGCTACATGAATGAGGACGGTTCGAGGATGACCGACGTTGAGGTCGCGGAATTCCTCAATCACGCATGGATGAGCATTGCGACGGGAGGGATCAACAAGCTCGAGCCTGGCCGCGGTGGCGTGGGCGGTGGCATGCGCGCCAACCGCGGTAACGAGTCTCGCCAGATTCACTTCAAGGATGGCGACGCGTATCTGCAGTACCAGCAAAGCTACGGAGAGCGGTCTCTCTATGAGGTTCTGACCGGTCACATCGCAGGCGTGTCGAAGGACATTGCCCTGGTCGAGACGTTTGGCCCTAACCCTGACCTGGCATTTGGTCTGTTCCGCGACAAGGCTCTGCAGGAGCAGACCCTGCTCAATCCCGGTGATGCGGGGAAGCTCGAAAAGCGGAAGATAAACTCCGAGAACCTCTACAACCTGGTGGCCGGCCGAACGCAGCCGGTGGCTTCCAAGAGGCTGGCGGAGACCTTCGACACGGTCCGGAGCTGGCTCGTGTCGTCTCGCCTGGGCTCCGCCGTCATCACCTCGTTCTCGGACGACGCGACGATGTACCTGTCCGCGCATGTGAACAAGTTGCCGGCTATGCGCCTGTTCGCCAACGAACTGGCTGCGCTGAACCCGGCCAACCAGATGGAGAAGCGCATGGCCTTGCGTGCGGGCCTGGCCATGAACACGATGCTGTCGTCGCTCAATCGATTCGGTAGCGACAGCCTCACCAGCACGTTCTCCAGCAAGCTGGCGGGCGCCACACTCAGGGCCAGCGGCCTGAACGCGATCACCGAGGCCCGCAAGCGGGCATACGGCGTGACTTTCATGCACGCTCTGGGCGCTGTCGTGCGGGACCACGGCAGCCTGAAGGCGATCGATGCTGCCGACCACCGTATCTTGCTCTCGAAGGGGATCACGGATAGCGATTACAAGGTATGGAAACTGGCCCAACTGGAAGACTGGGGTGGCGGGAACGACACCATGCTTACCCCAGATTCGATCTACCGCATCCCCGACTCTGCGCTGGCAAGCATGGGAGACCCGACCACCCTGCGGCAGAACGCCGCGACGCGACTGCTGGGTGTCGTGCTGGAGGAAACGGACATGGCCATCATCGAGCCAGGCGCGAGAGAGCGGAATCTGATGATGAGTGGCCTGCAGCGCGGCACCTGGAAAGGGGAGCTGGCTCGATCGGTCTTTCTGTTCAAATCGTTCCCCATCGCGATGCTGACAAGGCACCTCCAGCGCGGCTGGTCCATGCCGACGGGCACCGGCCGCGCCGCATACCTCGCCACGCTGATCGCCTCCACCACGGTAATGGGGGCCATGTCCATGCAGATCAGCGAAGTCTTGACCGGCCGAGATCCGCGAAAGATGACCGACGGTCGATTCTGGGTGGCGGCGATGCTCAAAGGTGGATCGCTCGGGCTGTATGGCGACTTCCTCTTCTCGGACACTACGCGCTACGGGCAAGGTCCGGTGGCCTCGCTGCTGGGGCCGGTCGTGGGGCTGTTCGAGAGCGCGTTCGGGCTGACGCAAGGGAATGCGATCAAGGCTGCGCAGGGCAAGGAAGTGGATGCGGGGGCGGAGGCGGTCAGGTTCGCCAAGAGCAATATGCCCGGCGCGAACCTCTGGTACTCGAAGGCCGTCATGGACCACCTGATCTTTCACCAGCTGCAGGAGTATTTTTCTCCGGGCTACTTGCGCAGAATGAAGCAGCGCAGCGAGCGCGAGTTCGGTCAGAAATACTGGTGGGAACCCGGTGAGGCGGTGCCTGATCGGGCTCCAAATTTGGAAGCCACAACGGGAGAAGGATGATGGGTCCAGGCGCAATCTTCATGGGAATGGTATTGGGTATGTTTGGCCCGCTTCTACTGATGTACCCCCTGAGCTACTACGCAATGGTCAAGGGACGAAATCTTAACTACGGGTGGAAGCGCCTGACGGCCGCTTTCTTTGCGGCTCTTCTGGGCGGCGGGCTTGTGTACGCCACTCTCTGCGTTGTGCTTCGAGTCGGCCCCATGGCGCCGGAGCCGACCGTGGATCTATCCATCATCCTGATCCTCGTGGTTCCTCTGCTTGCATCCGTCCTTGCCCTCTGGGCATTCAAGCCGAGACCGCCGAAGGGGTGACCCATGCGTGACGATCAGCGCCAGCGCCTGGCAGACATTTCGGAAGCACTGGCCGAGGTGGCTATCCGAGACGCGGACCCAGCGAACTGGACGGCGGCCGATAAGCCGCTGTGCGACATGACCAAGGAGGAGCGGGGCGACGCGGCGTGGTGTCGCAAGACGGCTGTGCAGTCTGTGGCCCTGCTGGGCCGCCTGCAGCAAATTCTGCGCGACACCGGCGGCGGCAAGTCGGGCGACGACGATGATCCGGCGTCGGATATCAAGCGCGCCGAGAAGGAGGCCAGAAAGCTACTGGAGCGCGTTGGGGTGAGGGCGGATGGCAACGCCTGAGCGGATCCGAATCACTCCGAAGATCAGCTTCCTGGCGTTCTTCTTCCTATGGGCAGAGCGCATGGGGTGGGACGTTCCCGAGCTCCACATCCGGGTGTGCGTGTTCCTGGAGGAAGCATGGCGCAGCAACTCTCCGCTGCTACTGCTGATGCTGCCGCGTGGCCACGCCAAGTCGACCATCCTGGAAGTGTTCAATGCTTGGATCTACTACTGCTGGCGGATGACGCGCATCCTCCACCAGTCCGAGTCGGACAGCACCGCGTTGAAGACCAGCCGCGGCACCCAGAACGTGCTGCGGAATCACCCGCTTACCCGCGACCTGCTGCCGGCGAGCATGGGCACGATCGAGCAGTGGTGGGTCGATGGCGCCGCTGCGCATGACGCTCGAAACGCCAGCATGTACGCACGCGGCATCCTGTCCAACACCACCAGTTCGCGCGCTGACTTCATCCAGAACGACGATATCGAAGTGCCCGGGAACATCGGCACGCCCGAGGCGCGCGAGAAGCTGCGCTACAGGCTGGGGGAGCAGATCCACATTGCTGTTCCTGGCGCCCCGAAGCTCTACATCGGCACCCCGCACACCCACGATTCCATCTACGAGGACGTGAAGCGGCAGGGCGCAAAGGCCATGGTGGTCCGCATGTTCCGTGACGAATACCGCATCGAGAAGGCCGAGCGCGGGCGATACCAAGTGGGCTTCCGCCCAGAGTTCGTGTTCATGGGGATCGGCGAGACAGCGCGGCTGCTGGTGGAAAGCGTCGACTACAAGGTCGAGGGCACCGTGTTGCTGCTGGACAATCCGGCCGGCGCCCTGATCGATTGCTATGCCGGCGCCGCTTGGCCAGAGCGGTTCGATGCTGAGGAAATGCAGCTGCGCCGCCAGCAGACGCGCACGATCGGCGAATGGGATTCCCAGTACCAGCTGCACGCGAAGCCGGTTACGCGCGTGCGCCTCGATCCTGATCGAATCGTGCCCTATGAGCTTCAGCCCGTCATCCGCAAGGCGAACGGCACAACGGCCATGTTCCTGGGCAGCGTCCAGATTGCTGGCGCTGCGGTTCGATGGGATCCATCCAGCGGCAAACTGCGGTCGGACGTCTCGGCCGTCTCGGTGGTGCTGCAGGACCTTTATGGGCGCCGCTACCTTCACCGAATCGAGCAGCTGACGGGCGAGGTGGCAGAGTTCGATGACAGTGGGAAGCGCATCATCGGCGGGCAGGTGTGGCAGCTCTGTAACCTCGTGGAGGAACTGAACCTGACGCGCATCGTTGTCGAGACCAATGGCATCGGCGGCTTTGCGCCGGCTGTGCTGCGCGCGGCCCTGAAACAGCGCCGTCTGGTTCCGTGTGCGGTGGTTGAGCGGCAGTCCACGGTCAACAAGAACAAACGCATCCTGGAATCCTGGGAGCCGCTGCTGCTGGCGAACGGCCAGCTCTGGGGGCACGTCGACGTGCTGTGCGGACCGCTCTGGGACCAGATGAAGGACTGGAAGCCGGAAGTCCAGAACCAGCCTGATGACCTCCTGGACGCCGGCGCTGGCGCGCTGACTGACACGCCTGAACGCGTGGGCAAAATTGTCGGGAACCCGCACGCTACGCCCCGCGAACATTGGGGCACCGGCGCTGGGGTGTTTGAGGTCCCATTCGAGCGCTGAACGCCAACCCGTTCGGAGCTTCAATGAAAGAGCAGATCACCCAAGACCTTGCCGTGGCCGCGGCGAAGATTGCCCCGGCCGCCGGCGTCACGGTCGGCACGTACAACCCCGGGTACACGCTCAGCGACGTGGCCGTGGTCTGCACCATCGTCTTCACCCTGGCGCAGACGTTCACTGTCGTGGTGAAGAACTGGGGCGATTGGAGCGCATGGTGGATGGCCCGATGGGCCACCGTCCGCCGGGTGATCGCCAAGGTGGCCCGCCGTGGCTGACCGAGCACCGAGCGGCAAGGGCCGCAAGTTCGGGTTTGCCGCCGCGCCGGCCGCGCTGATTCTGGCGCTGGTCGCCGCTCTCGGGCAGAACGACTCTGCGCATGAAGGGCGGAAGTACGACCCCTATCGTGACTCGGGCGGAGTCTGGACCGTCTGCGCCGGCATCACCGGCCCGGCCGTTGTGCCTGGCCGGCGCTACACCCCCGCCGAGTGCGGGAAGCTCGAGCAGGAGTATGTGCAGGCCATGCTGCACAACATGGGCCGCTGCGTCCGCGGGGATTTCGAGTTCCACGAGGTGAAGGCCTGGGGCCACTTCGCCTACAACGTCGGCACCAACGGCTTCTGCGCCAGCACCGCGGCCAAGCGCCTGAACGCCGGCGAGCGCACTGCCGCCTGCGATGAAATCTGGAAGTGGCGCTTTGTCACGATCGACGGCGCCAAACGCGACTGCTCGCTGCCGCAGTGGCGTTCGAAGTGCGGCGGCATCATCGACCGCCGGCAGTGGGAAATGGCCACCTGCAGAGGAACCCTGTAATGACCCCGCGACAGGCAATCACCATGGCAATGGTGGTGGTGCTGCTATCGATCGGCGGCTGCTACTACCTGAAGGGGCGAACGGACGCCGCCACCTCAGCCGAGAACAAGGCGCTGCAGGCCCAGGTCCGGGCCACCAGCACCAGCGTCCAGATCAGCCGCGACACTGCCGCGGTCGTCGACCTGGAAGCCCACGAAACCCGCGAACGCACCGCCAAGGCGGTGGAGGCCATCCATGCGACTTCTTCCGATTCTGACCCTGCCGCTGCTGCTGACGTCCTGCGCATTGCTCGGGAGGCGCACGACCGAGCCATACGTGCCGCCTGCCGGGTGCAGCGAACGAGCGATTGCCCAGCGGCCGCCGGCGCCACCGACGGGCCGTGACTGGCTGAAGTGGGCCGCGGCCTACGTGGGCGCCGTCGGCGCCTATGAAGACAGCGAGAACAAGCGCGCCCACACCGCCGACTGCCTGGACGAGCACCGCGGGAAATAGTCGGGAATCCGGCCCCTGATAGGCGGAGCATCGCCGGTAGTCTCCAGCAGGTGCCGCCATGACCGTCCCCGCCTATACCGGGCCAAACACGTCAACCGCCAACGGCGTGACGACCGTGTTCCCGTACAGCTTCCCGATCCTAGACGCCAGCCACGTTCTGGTGACCGTCAATGGCCTACCCCGAATCCTGGGTACGCACTACGACGTGACAGGGGTGGGCAACCTCGCTGGCGGCGATATCGTGTTCCATGAACCACCGGTTGCGACTTCGGTCGTAGAACGGCGGCGGAACATGCCATACACGCGCGACACCAACTACACCAATCTGGGCGATTTGCTGGCCAGCACCCTGAATGCTGACCAGGATTCCCCGGTGATGATGATTCAGCAGCTCGCGGCAAGCGTGATGCAGATCATCTTGGACCCCGAAGGGAGTGGCGAGCTTGTATGGGACGCAAAGGGTTCGCGCATCATCCGTGTGGGTGACGCGACCAATGACGCGGACGCCCTTAACAAGCGCTCGGCACTGGTCCTCATCGAACAGATTCAAGGCGGCGGCGGCACCGTGGGCGTTACGCCGAAGTTCTGGGCGTTCGAGGGCGACGGCGTTGTGACCGACTTCCCGCTGGCCGGTGCCGACGTGCTGGATCCGCTGTTCTACGACACGGCGGTGGAGACGGCGGCAGGGTCGAACGTCTACCCCGTGTCGAAGCCGGGCATCGATGGTGCCTTTACCATCGTGCCGGGCGTGCTGGGTGCCCCGCCGGCCATCCGCTTCAACCCGCCGCTGGGTGACGGCGTGCGCGGCTTTACTACCCTGCGCGGCTATGCGCGGCCGTGGATCGGCCAGCCCCCGGTCTACACCGTCGCGCCCCGCATCGTCAGCGTGAGCGCCAGCACCACCGTAGACGGTGGCTCGCACAACACCCTGATCCTGGCCAACTCAGCCAGCCCCATCACGATCACCATTCGCAAGAACACCGGCGGCAGCGTCGACTGGAAGGAAGGGCAGTTCTTCTCGGTCCTGCAGCTGGGCGACGGCGCCGTGACGCTGGCGATCCAGGACGGGGCGGGGCAGCTGAATATCCCGGTGAGCTTTCAGGCCAAGTGCCGCGGGCCGCGCAGCATCATCAGCGCCACCTGCATTGCGCCGGACGCTGACGCCTGGGTGGCGGCCGGCGATCTGCTGCGCATCGCGGCATCCCCCGATCTGCAGTCGTTCGAACTGATCGATCGCTCGGTGAACATGGGCAACAACATCGCAGTTGGCACCGGGAAGGACAGCTTCTTCATGCCCTACGGGATGCTGCTGGATCCGGTGGCCAGTGGTGGCATTTACGCCACCCTGTCGGTCGCGCAGGCCTCGGGCGTTGTGCTGACGGTCGACGTGAACCGCAACGGCACCAGCATCCTGTCGACGAAGCTGACCTTCGACAACAACGAGCGCAGCACTACCACGGCAGCCATTCCCGCGGTCTACGAGGTGGGCGGCAACATCCTCGCCAAGGGAGACGAGATCACCATCGACGTGGACCAGGTCGGTTCCTCGCTAGCCAAGGGGCTGCGGGTGTACCTGGTCGGCCAGAGGGCAAACTGACATGGCCGCGCGCATCTACGACCGCCCGGACCTGGACCAGGACGTCTACCAGCCGGCGCTCTACGTCAACGGCAGGTTCGCCCGCGCCAAGCCCTCGCTGGCCTACGAGGGCCGGCTGCAGATTCGCAACAGCATCGGCGGCTGCAGCGTGCTGCAGATCGGTGGCGACAAGCTACCTGACGGTGCCCAGCTGCGGGTCGATCAGGCGACCAAGGAGGTGGTGGTGGCCTGGCCTGCCTATCAGACCGCACAGGCGCCGATTGCCAATCCCGGTTTCGAGGAAGGCAAGACGGGCTGGGAGCTGGGACCAGGCTGGAACATCGACACCGAGAACCCGCCTTCCGGCCAGTGGGCCGCCGGCTACTGGGGCAATTGGGGCACCTCGCGGATCTCGAACGCTGCGCGCTACACCGTCCAGGCCGGCCAGATCACCACAGCGAAGTGCGACGTGCGCCAGGGTGCATCTTCGGAGGGAAATGCCGGTGCCTCGGTCATGCTCGAATACCGCAACGCCGCCGGCGAAGTGATCTACACCGTCGAAGGCAACCAGGTCATGTCAGCCAGCAAGAACCGCGTGTACCCCTCGTCGGTGTTCGGCGCTGCTCCACCTGGTGCCGCCACCATCAACGTGGCCGGGAACGGCATTCGTTACCGCGAGAACAAGATTCTCTTTGTCGACAACTTCCAGTGGGACCACACGGTCCCTTCGGCGGGCATCAACTTCGAAACAGTCCTGAACGTCGTTCTTCGGGTCAACGATGCAACAGGACGCTCTTTCATATGGAGCGGCCCGATCACCGTTGCGGCCAGGCCGGCGTCTTACAAGTTCTTTGCGAGTTTCATCACCCCGTATCTGCTTTGCGGTGGATACAGGCATGCTGCGAATGCGATCGACGTTCTTGGAAGGTCTACCACGACCGACAAGAGCAACACCTACCTGGTGGGAGCAAGTGACGACGCCACCTTGGGCGCTTCGACCTACAACGTGGCCCCTGGCGTTTCCATCTATCCGGTCAGCCAGGATGGTGCCATCGGTCAGGAGTTTCCGGCGATCAGTCCGGCGCTCCCAGGGCAAGGCCGGTGTGCAACTTTCTCCCGGTCAGCCGCGGCGGTCATCATCGGACACACGACGGCGCCCTTTGTGCGAGCGCAGCGTGTAAGTCCGGCTGGGATCGGCACGCCCTACGACCCGCCTGCCACTGCGTTGAACAACACCGTGATCTTCGTCGCCTTCAATCCCAAGGGCGACATTGTGTATCTGGTGACCGAGCAATACCCCTACATGTTCGCGTATCGATGGGATGACGTGAACGGCTTTGGCGCACGGCTAGACGGTCCACCCGCTATCCCTGCATCGAGCGTTCATTCAATTTCCATCAACGAATCCGGTACGCACCTTGCGGCGATCTGCGGTGCATCCCCGTCCTGCCACATTTATAAGATCGGTGCCAACGGCTTCGAGAGCCGGATCGCAGCGTTTGGCGATAACGCACAGGGGATGGTGGCGTTGTCCGACGCAGCCCGAGCGGTGGTCTTCGGAAGTTCTTTCATGCAACTGATTCACCTCTACCTATGGGATCCGAACAACGGACCAGGCGCTGCCTACCCAGTCCCTCCAAACATCGCCGGTTTGAGCCGTGGCGTTGCATTCTCTAAAGACGGTTTGGTGCTGTACGCGGGCAGCACCAACACCACGGGCATCCAAGTCTACGAATGGACGCCCGGAGTGGGCGCTACTCGGGGGCCGGTCAACTATGGGTCCACAGCCTCTTCGCAGACCATCCCGATCGACTGAACCGGCGGGCCGAGCCAGGCTCGGCCCTTCCAGTCGCACCCGTTGAGGCGCACGGGCGGGTCCTGGTCCGCTATCGCTTCAGCTCACCTGCGTTGCGGCGGCCGGCCTGCAGCAAGGACCAAATCCAGCCCGACCCCATGAAGATGCCGGCCTCTTCATCTCGGGGCACACAAAAAGGCACACGAACCCAGCGCAGGCCTACTGCCACAAGGACCTTCGTTTCCGATAAGC